AGGTGAAGCCAGCCGCTGCCGAATCTTCAGAAGTCACGCGCTGGATAGCTTGCAACGATTCCAAGAAGAAACGGTAGTAGTTGTTGTCAGCCACGATCATGTCAGGGCGATCTGTACCGCGAACCAATTGAACGGCAACTTGGTTCATGTATGACTGCATATTGGTTTTATCCGCAGCAGCGCCACCAGTGGTAGTCGCATCAAATGCCACGTTACGCCAGAATGTCCAGTTCGCACGGTTAATGCCGCCGTAAGTTCCCGATGTAGGTGTCTTGGAGATAGCAGCAGCCAAACCAACCAAGGCTTTACCACCGTTACCAGTACCGTCACCGTACAGGTCAGAGCTGATTTGATTAACCAGTTGGCCTTCGGCCACTTGGATACGGCCTTCCAACAGGTCGATGATCTGCTCTTTACCGCTGTTTTGCAGCATTTCAAAGCCAGAGATAGACACAGCAGCAGCGTACTGCTTCAGGTCAAACTGAGCCGAAGAAATGGGGCTGTTTGGGGTGATGTCGATGGTGTCGTAACCAGAGTACGAACCAGCGTTTTGGGTCGAGGCATCGTTATAAACGATTTCTTGACGGATGGTAGAACCACCAGAGACGGGCTTGACGTTGCCGCGTTGCTTCATTTTCATTAGCAAAGCGTTGTTTTTGGTCAAGTTGTCAGCGAGTGAGCCAGAACGACTTTCGATTGTGGTGGTCAAAATATCGCTGATATTTGCGAAGGTAGTCATGATTTAGATTCCTTAAAAGTTAACTAGCAAATTGGGATTCGAGAAGTGCTCTCAAATCACCACCAGGGGGCTGCGACCCGCCAGAACTTGGTGAACTGCCTTTAACACTCACACTGGCAGTTTTTGCCCGTTGTGTCCGTTGTTGCTGTTCGTAATTCCGTTGTGCCTCAATCCGTTGCTGTTCGATTAGGGTTTGCCTAACATCAGGACGCATCCAGATAGCCATTTCGTAGGCTTGTTCTAACGATTGGGCTTTGCCGGATTCCAGCAAGTCTGCCATATCGTTTCGCACTGCCTCGAAGTGCGATTTATCAGAGGTAGCGAAACTTTCCAACTCGTGATTGGCTTTGCTTCGCTCTTGCTCTTGAATACTATTTTGCCACATTTGTTGTGTTTGGCGCAACTCATTTAATTGCTGCATCAAATACTGGGTTTGTGGGTCTTGAGGTTGGACGTTTTGAACCTGTCCCAAATCAATCCCATATTGTTGGGCAAGGCTTTGGAAATACTGCGCTTTAGCAACTGGGTCGGCATATCGCAATGTATGGTCGGCTTGCAACAGCTTGGAAATAGCTGTCGGTGCGTCAACACCCAATTGATTGAGCGTTTGCTGATATGGAGCGATTGCTTGCTCATAAGCACGGGCTTTCTGCGCGTGGGTTTTAAACGATTCCACGCCACGATGGAAGTCGCTTTCCCTCCGTTCAGCTTCAGCGGTCAGAATCCGCACTTCTTCAGGCGTCAGAGGTTCGCCACGGTCTGCCTTTAAAAACGCTTCTTGGGCCGCAGGTTTCCAGCTTGATGGCGCACGGCGCTCAGGCTTTGGCTCCACAGGCTCAGGGGCCGTTTCTGTGACCTCTTGGGCTTTAGGTGCGAACTTACCCTGTTCATCACGGGCACGGGCCTCTGTGGGCGTTTCTGAGGCCGTCTCAGGCTCAGGCGTTACCGCAGTAGGTTCGGGGTTTGCATCGGCTTCAAAAGCAGATTCCAGAGCTTCGCGGAGGCTGTCGGACATAAGGGTTTTCCTTAGTGGTTAAAAATTAGTAGCCAAGTTTCTGCATTGAGGTGTGAATATCGCGGCGAATCTGCTCACGATCTACCTTGGGCGCTTGTTTCGTGGTGTGGGCTTTGACTTCGTTTCCAATTTCCACGAGCCGATGCTCTTTTAAATGCTGTCGGTGTGTGGAACGTGAGCCAATCCATTCGCCCGTCACCATTGATTTGTAACCAGCAATGTCGGCCTGAATCATTGGAGCGTTTACATCGGATGAGCCGTAATATTCCTCCCGTGGAATAAGTTCGCCCTTTTCCTTGCAGTAAACGAATGAGCCACGTGTCGGCTTTTTGACACCAAAGATTGCGTCAAAGCCTTTATCAAATGCGTCTTTGTCTGTTGGGCGTTGCTTATCGCCTTTACCTGCTTCGTGGTGCATTGGGTTTGCCTTTACATCAATAGGAGCATGATCGCGTCATTCTCATCGTTCTCATCCTCTATTCTACGCATTTCCAGCACAATCATTAACTCTTGTGCAATGAATAGCGCCATTTCAGCGTTTTGCTTGACCTTTGAATAGTCAATGCCCTGAAACTGTTTCTTGGCTTGAGGTACGGCTTTTAATGCCTCTATTGGGTTTTCTTGGACTGCCTCGATTACTTCTTCAATCGTGGGCTTTTTCTTTTCGTGCTGTTTCTTCCACCAGCGCAGGAGATGCTCGGGGATATAGCCGCCGCCATCGTGTGAGTCTTGAGACGCGACTTTCCCCCAGCTATTCAGCCAAGATAAGCCCCAAGATTTACCCCATGCGCTAGCCATTTTTAATCGCCGATGCTATAATTGGCGCAACGGTACAGGACTGCAATCCCGCGCCGTTACTTCCCAAACCATTGCATAAAGGTGCAACAGCATGAGCAAATACGATTCTACTATTTCGCAGGAACTTGTCCGCGAATTGTTTGACTGTCCGACTGAAGGCGGTCTTGTCTGGAAAAAGAAAACCAGCCCATTTAGCCGCATTCAAATAGGCCAGCGAGCAGGGTGCAAATTTAACGATGGATACATCATCGTTCTTTTGAAAAAATGCCCTATTCCCGCCCATCGGATTATTTTCCTTTGGCATCATGGATGGTTGCCGCCCACGATTGACCACATTAACGGCATCAAAGACGATAACCGGATTGAAAACCTGCGAGCCGCCACATACTCGCAAAACAACATGAATCGCAAATCGGATGCGAACTGCCACGGCTTGAAGGGTGTCAGTTATTCGACATACAACAAGCGCCGTTTTCGTGCGTGTATCACTGTGAACGGGAAATACATTCATATCGGCGTGTTTGATACGGCCCAAGAAGCCCACGAAGCCTATTGCGCCAAGGCAAAAGAACTTCATGGAGAATTTGCCCATTTGACTTAAACGGGGTTCCAAGGGTCATTGTCCTCGCCAGTGCCCTTGACCTCAATATCATTGACGTACTGGATGTTTGCGTCCAAGACATTCGGAATGGTGTAAGTCAATCCGCTTGTCTTGGTTTCAATCACATCCACGGCGTTTTGCAGAATATCGACCTTCGTGTTGATCTGCGTCACTTCAGCAGCTTGCGCCAATTGAACCGCCGCGCCAAAGAACAATTCAGCCGTATACACGCCTTTTTCCATCTCGCTAACGACACGGAAGTTGGTTGTTTGGTCACGGATAACCATTTTGTAGCCATCAACGTGAATGAAGCGATATTTACCAATGCCCACGGTGTCAAGCAAAACGCCTGTCGCGTAGTCATCGGGAGGCGTTGCATCGGTGATTTTCCAGATTTCGAACTGGTTATTACCCGAGGCTGAAATCGTCACAGAACTGTCGCCATTGGCATCCTGGACTTCAATCGTAATCACTTCATTGGTGTTAGCGGTGATCGTGGCAGGTGGGTTAGCAATCTCTGTGCTGTACTTGGTGTCACCCGCATACGAAGTCGATTTTGTCGTGATTGTGCTACCAGTAATTGAATAAACAACCGAAGCGCCTTGATTGATAACGTGCGAGAAGTTGCCGATCTCAATAGCAGTGCCCGAACGTGTAGCGATCTGGCCTAACTTGATGCCTTGCTCACTGAGACGGAAATAAGCCGTGTAATCAAAGAACTTTGAGGCAGTCTCAAGACTTGTGTATGCGGCTACTGTGGCCTTATTGGTGACACTTAAACCAATATCCTCGATATAGATCGGTTCATAGAACAACAAACCGCCAGTGTTAGCAGCAAAGCTACCTGATTGGCGTTGTTTGCCGTATAGCTCGATAGCCCATGAATATGTGCCAGCAGTGCCTGGTGGGATGTAATAGGAATAGTCGCCCGCTGTCGTGACTTCTTGTTGGAAATACTTGGTTACGCCTGAACCGTCATAAATGATGATTGACGAACCGACAGTGATGTTTTCAAACTTCCAGATGGTCGATGTACCTGCGCTGTCAGTGTAAATGGCAAAGATGTTGCCCGTGTTCGTAATCGTTGCAGCGCGGATTGTCGTAAGGTTTGCACCTTCGTTAATCGTGCCGCTGTTGTTGATCGTCCATCCCACATAGTAGGTTTGACCGCTTGCCACCGTACACTCATCGGGCTGTTGCAGGTTAGCAACTTGGTTCAGTTGGTACTGATACGCATCGTAAATCTGTTGGATTGTCAGAGTGCCTGTGACCGTCATCACCTTGGTGCTAAAGTTAAACGCTACACCTGTAATAGCCGCCGCGTTAGCAATCACCTTGTCAGTCGTTGGCAAACTTACATGAACGAATGTCGGGGTCGCTGCGCCGTTACCAATCAATGAGACTGTCGAGCTTTGCTTGTCGTAGCCGTAGCGACTGGAGTAAACCACATGGGTTTCAGCACCCTTGGTCGTTCCAGTGCAGAAATAAGCATAAGTGCTTTCGTTGACACTGCTATTTGCCCAATCCCACGCATACACAAACTCGCTTGTCGCCGCACCTGCCACGGTTGCAATTGCTTGCTGTGTTAGGTCGAAGGTTACGTCAGTTGCTACGCCTTTAGGTTTAACTCCCGCCACGTTTGCGCCTACGGGTTGATAGTACATATACCCGTTTGACAACAAATTACCCGCTGTGTCTTGCGCTCGAATGGTGATCTGTTTGGAAAATTCCAGCACGTTAAACCGACCGCTAACAGCAGCAACCGAACGCCAAACAATGTTTGTGCCTAGCAAGTTGTTTTTGAGGCGTGTCCATGCTGAACCATATAGAACAATTTGAGCGCCAGCGTAATACGAAGCCAGAATGTAGGTGGTGACATAATTTTCAATAAGCACCCGTGAAGCCACCGCCACCGATGCCAAGTTAATCTCTGGCCCGTCCGTGTCAACTGGTGTGTAACCAGCCAAACTAGTTTGAGGCACACCAAAGTTCAACCACACACCAACATAAGTTTTTGTAGCCGTAAAGTTGATAGCTGCTGTGGTGTTGTCTTGACGCAAACGAGCCTGACCTGTGCCTGTACCACGAGCGCAAAGAATCCAGCACAAATCGCCTGAAGTGGTAATGCGAGAGAAGTTATTAAAGTCAGTAGTCAGCCAGTCAGCACCATAGCGCACGCAAGCGTCAATCATGGTGAACTTAGCAGGGTAAAGCACGTTCGTACTTACCAGCTTCATACCCTTGTTGCCGTTGTTTCCTTGCCAATCGAAACCCGGATAAGGGAATGGTGCGTTGGCTGCCGCTGCTTTGCGACCATTAAAAATAATCTCTCCGCCCGTTGCGCTGCCACGAACCTCAAATCGGTTAGAGCAAGAGCCATCGTTGCGGAGTTGTGCTACCCGTGATTCGACGGTTAACGTGCCTTCAATGAACAAATCTTGCCCACCAATATCAAATATCCGATAGAGGTCGCCACGGTTTGTAATGGTGAACCCTGTCGCAGCACCGAGGCTTAGGTTCATCGTGTCCGTGCCTGTTTGCGTGATGCCCGTTTGACAAGTAAACGCTTGCGCTGAAAACGTGCCAAAAGCCGTGTCGGTGGTCAATGACGTGGCCGAAGTGATGGCCGTGATGGTCTTAGTCACACCACCCACGGTGATAGTTCCACCCACCCGAGGGGCTGTGGTTGCAGGTGCGCCGCCAATCGCAAAGGCAAACGCCGTGCCAACGCCTGTGACGGTGGTTGTGCTTGAGCAGCTTACCGTGCCAACCCCTGCGACTGCTGTGGTTCGTGCAAACGTCATTATTTATCCTTATTCCACACAAGCCGCCGAAGCTAGCCCGAAGTTGTCATTCTGCAAAGACGCCAATTGTTCTTGCGTCCGCTTGAGTTCTATTTTAACGCCTTGAGCATCAATATGGAACGAAATAGACGTAATAGACGCCAGCATCGCTACCACCCAAGGCATTAGCTTACTCATTGGGAGGCGTTTCGTCAGGTTTAGGTGGCTTCTTGCGCCCGTAATATCGCCCTTGTAATACTTTCAGTGCCCCAAGTCCTAAAACAAAGGGCAAGCCGTATATGGCGAGGTCGGCAAGTACCGCAGCCATTACATTGCCTGAATAAAGACTGTTTTACCCTCAGTCGGGACAATCTCAAGACCAATGCCAGCGGCTACGATCTCAAACGCACCTTCAGGCGTAGCAAACCATGTGCTGTATTGCTCTATGCCGTTTAGCTCATATGTCGATTCGCCAGCCCAAACAAGATTTGCGTCATACAGCGTGTATTTAAAGACAACATGGTCAAAGAGGTTATCTTGAATTGAAACCACATTGAATTGTGTGGCGTTCATTCGCTTGCCATTGGCGAAGGCGAGTTGTGGGACGATCTGAACTGTTTTCATTTTGAAACCTTTGAATGAATGAATGAGTAATAGTAAATCAAAGCCATTATCCCAAGGTCTTTGGTCAACCACATAGGGAAATAATGGTCAATTGGGTATGAGCCAAACTTCAAGAAGTGAATCGTCCGCACCACCTGGACAACAAGGCCAAAGACCAGCAGCGCAAATCCTACCTTTTGCAGAATGTGCATCTCTTGGCCGCTCATAAACACATAAATGAAAGCCATGCCAATAAAGAAGAAAGATGCCACCATCGAAATGGTTAGCCACATGGCGACCTGTTGTGCGTCCATTACTTCACCTTAAATGTTTCTTTCACTTCTTTAGCCACTTCAACAATATCTTTATTGTCCATGCGGTCAAAGAACTTCACAAATGCCTTAATCACCGTAAATGCAACCAATCCAATTGCGCCACCCACAGCCATTGAGGTATTTACATCATTGGGATTCATGCCCATATAAACAGCCAAAGCACCGCCAAAGATGATGGAGATACCAACCGCACTACCGCCAACAATGCAAGCCGTAGCCGCACGGCCATAGCCATCTAAGGCAGGGGTTTTTCGGAGGAATAAAACAAGCAAGGACATAAACAAGGCGCTAAGACCATAGTTTAATTTAGCAATGGCAAAAGATATAGCCGTAGAGAGGGGTTCCATGATTATCCTTTTAGAAAGTAAGAACAAAGTATTACTTCCCGCATTTTAGTCAGTAATCTCAACAGCACCAATAGCGCGTCCGGTTATCGGGTCACGCTCTAGCACACGGCGCTTGGGTCGTTTCATTTCGTCCACAGCGCCTACCAGTGAGGCAGAGACTTGGGCCAATGTATTGACGGCTTCGGCGATACCAGCACCTTGTTGGGCAGCGGATTGGCTCAGTGTCTCAGCGATCTCGTCAAACTTGCCACCTGAATCCACGGTGAACTGGTTGACGGGCTTCATTTGGGCTTGGGTCTGCATCTCAGCGATCTGCAACTTTGTCTGGGCATCCAATTGGGCTTTGTAAGCCTGGCGCTCAGTCTCGGCCTGTTGCTTCATTTGCTCCAACATCATGGCCTGTTCAGCCTTGAATTGCTCAACCTGGGCAGTCGTTTGGGCTTTCATTTGCTCCATTTGTTGCGCGCTTTGGAGCTTCATCTGTTCAGCTTGCATGGTCTGTTGCATCTTGGCCTGTTCCATCTGTTGCATGGCTTCGGCTTGTTGCTGTTCAGGCGATGGGCCTTGAGGCTCTTTAGGTGCGTTCATCTTTTCGATGGTTGTCTCCAGAGCCGATTCAAGCGAACGGCCACCCTTGAAGGTTCTCACCACAAACTGCAAGACCTCACCAATCAGCGGGGCCATTTCAGGCACTTGTTGAGCCATTGGCAGGGCATCACGCATAGTCGTGCCGAACGCTTGCATGAACTCGGTTCTAGAGGCTTTCTCGGCCTGTTCGTCCATCTCGACCAAGCTATCAGACGCCACTTCAATGCGGAATGAACGGGCTGGTTCAGACTTCATCAACTGAATGGCTTGCTCGGCGTAAGGTGCGTCATCCGTGCCCATAATCCCCGACATCTGAATCAGGTTCTCAGGGGAATACAGGTCGCACATCAATTGCGCCTTAATCCGCAGCAATTCAGAGGCGAACACGGCCACATCCATCTGCATACGCTTCAGGCGCATAGAGGCATACTGGCCCTTGATCTGTTGGGCAGTAGCAGTCTCAGAGGCCACGCTTGAGCCACGAATGATGTCGCTCAGTCCGGTAACGTCATAGACCACCTGTTTAGCCTGTTCACGGGCTTGATAGCATTGGTTCAATGCTTGGATGGTCTGATCTAGTGGCAGAAAGTCAATCGTGCCCTTAACGCCGCCTTTTTCAGAGAAAGCTGCCCATGAATCTACGGGGATAAGCTGGTTGTCGAATCCCTCGTTCAGCATCCGCTGAATACCCGCTTGGGAGGCGTCATACACACCCACCACCTTGACCGCTTCAATCAGCAACGAAATGCGGTTGGTCAGCTTATCGATCTCGTCCGCTTGGTCTTGGTAGAGAACGTAGTCAGGAACAGGCACAAGGGTTTCTGTCGTCTGAGTAGCGAACAAAGGACGGGGCAAAGGCCAAAAGTTGTCCAGGCCGTACGGGTCGTTCTTGTGGTCGAGCAGCTTATCCTCACCCTCTGCCACCCAATAGACACACTCGCTGGTCTTGTCCCAAATCTCCCAAATCTCTGCCTTTTTCATGGCTTCAGCGTCTGATTTGCTGAATCCCGACTTGAGCATATCGTCAAGACCTTGGGGGACGTGGGTCAGGTTGATGTCTTTGAATTCCTCACCGAAACGCTTAACGACTTCCTCTTTGCTCATGTAAACACGGCGAGCGCACCAAGTCACTTCCTCCCATGTTCGGGCAGGGGTGCAGCGGAAATCCTCCCAGTAAACATAGTCCACAGGTGTGGTTTCTACGTTCATCTCAGGGGTTTGCTCGCCATAGCTAGGCTGTTGGGCTTCGTCCGAGTATTCACCCTCAGGGCTTTCCATTGGGGACGATTGGATAATGTCCACGCTCTTAGACTCAAATCGAACCCATGCCACACCGCGACCAGGCAATAGGCGATCCATCACCGCCAACTTGATGGAATGGTCGAAGTCTGAATTGTTGTCAATCTCGTATTGGAGCGCACGTTCCAGAATGGTCGAGGCTGTTCGTGCTACTGGGTCTTTGTCCTTCCAGCGGCGTTCCACCTGTGCGCGAGGTGTGCGGCCATACAAAGCGGGGAGCATGGTCTGTATGTTTGACCAAAGGACGTTGTAACGCTTAGAGGTGAATGACTGTGTGCGGTCGTCCCGATACCGCTTGACGATCTTTTTACCGCGCTTGCACCATGCTTCGTCCTCTCGCTTGGCTTGCTTGAGTTCGTTCTTCCAGCGTTTCGCTTCGGCAATAGGATTCATCTTTTTCATTGCTTGTTCCATTCTTTAGCAATCGCTTCGGCGTGTTCCAGTGTGGTGAACTTAGCACCCGGTTTGTCAGGGAACGACAGGCAGTTAAACCCTTGAGCATTCTCAACACCTGCCCATTGGCCGTAATCAGCCGCTTTATATGGTGGAATTGCAAAATGCTTGGTTGGCTCTGCGTTCATATGCGCTCATTCCTTCGGGGGGATTCTTTCCACAGGTCGTCCAGTGGAGCCGTAATAATGCGATTATTTTGCCCTTTTATGGCCCATTTGTCCATTTTTTCGTCAATTTTGGGCTTATGTTCCTGCATTACCTGACAGCCGTAAGCAAACGCATCGGACGGATGGGACGCCCAATTGTGGTTTGGTTCACGGCTAAAAACGCCATTATCCTCAGAATACAGAAACTCCCATGCCCTTAAGCCGTCTAATCCAGCCTCGCACAGTTGAGCGTTAAAGGCGCACCTATCTATCACCTCACGGGCCGCGCTGATCTGATCTTGCTTCTTGGACTGAGGCACTAAGCCCACATAACTAGCCCCGAAAGCCGTGATGAACCGCTCCATCGTTGTATGGCGCGATTGGAAGGTCTTAGCCCTTGAGTCGTGGGGTAGCCACACCTTGCCCACTTGCTTGGCCCCTAGCTGCCTTATATTGTCTTGGATGCGGGGAATCCACTCATCAGCGTCTAGCCCGTTATCCCCATCGTATTTCAGGACGTTCACACCGCCTGGCACACGTTGCCAATACCAAAATGATGCTGTGTCCCTAAAACCTAAGTCAGCCGATACCTCAATAGGCATCCCATCAGGGTCATACACCACATCGTTATGGATGCGCTTATCTCTCTCAGCCTTCCCCACCCATCGAGCAAGAATAGCGCCTTGTGACGAGCCATAAGCCCCCTCCCAAATATGGGCGGCTCTATCTGGGTCGGTTCTGTAATCCTGCTCCATCTCTTGCCGAAGCACATCAGGGAACCAAGGGTTATCACGCCAATTGACCATGCGCCCAATAGCGTTTTGAGGCTTGTTCTTGCCGCGGAAAAACACATCTACGGGGTCAGTTTTGTATCTGGGGTTCCAGCTAAACAAAAGCTCAGAATCTGGGATGCGGATTGTCGGGCGCAATAACTCAAGGCTGTAACCGCTTAAAGTTTGCGCTTCCTCTACCCAAGCACGTTTGTAGCCCTCAAGCGACTTAACAGAATCAGCCGTGTGGTTCTGCATACCTTGGAACGTAATGATTCCAGTGCCATTGGTCGATAAAATCTTGGCGTCTTGAACTTCAAAGTAATAGCCAGCGTTTAGCTTTTCAATCTTTTGCTCAAGCAGCTTTTTTACGGACTGATCTAGCGACTTTTGCACTTGGCGCACACATACAGTACTTTCATTCTGGTCAATGGCGTGGGCCTCAATGATGTATTCGCCAAAAAAGTGCGACTTTCCAGAGCCACGGCCACCGTATGCAAATTTGTACCGTGCAGGCTCAAAATAATCAGCAGCCCATCTAGGGGTTGCGATTTCCAGTGCTTGCATTACTTTTTAGGGTCTACGATGACCCGCTTAATGGAGCCAATCAGCAATGGGTTTTGTTGGTCGCCAGAAAGCTCTAACTTGTCCCCGTAGATTTTGGGCAACATCTTGGACAGCATCCACTTGCGTGTATCCACCCTGAGACGGTTTCGAGCCACAGCCGTAGCACTGAGGTCTAGGCGTACATCGTCACCATCATATTTAGCCTCTACCTCTGTTTCATCAGCGATATTGAGGATGGAATCGGCCAATTGCAAATAGCCAATTTCACGGCTTCGCGTGTATTGTGTAAGGAACTCAGGATTGGATTTAGTCCAATTGAGTACGGTTCTAGCTGATTCGCCTACTGATTCAGCGGCTTTGCGTAGGCTAGCACCATCCTCTAGCATGATGCAGATTTCGTCAGCTTTGTCTTGATTGAACATTCTCATATCCTCGGGTTAGCCTAAGATGTGCGAATTATATTAGGTTTTGTTATTTAGGGTCATTTGATTACTCGGTATCCAATGACGTCTTTGCCTCTAGCGCAATCAGTCCAGTAAAAGCAATCAGCAGTGTCTTTGGCTTGCTCACCATCCCGCAAAATCACCTCGACCATTGTGTCTTGAGGGACAGGGCAAGCGTCACCAGTCCAGTTTATCCAGACGTCTGCCTCTTCGCTCATCGTTGCACCTCTTTTGACTTAACCTCACCCAAGGCTAACAAGAACAAGAACGCCACAAAAGGGCTTAAAAAGAACGCTACTAATCCCCATCCAATTGGGCTGCGCTTCAGGCGGCTTGCGTACATACCTGCGGCCACGCTGAGAGCGATAACCATAATAAAAAAAATTGCAAAAAACATATCTAACATATCTTCTCCTTTTGTTGATTGACGGCCAGATAAAGCACTGTTTTTGTTTGCCCACTTGACCATAAGGTCGGTTGAGGTTGCAAGGTCGCTAACACCTTACCCGTCAAGGATGAAGATTGTTGCGGTTGCGATCCGCACAGAGCATCGGGATTAAGGTCGTTTAGTGTGTTGTTGCAACAAGTGACACCAGAGACTTCCACTGACCGACTTCATACCTGCCAATCTTCATTCTTGACGGTGCTTAAGTATAACAAAGTTTTGCGCTCTTGTGCAAAATTATTGCCCTTTTTTTAGCTCTCTCAACTTAGCCCGATAGCTTGCGGCCAAGTCCCTCAGTTCGTCATGCGTGTATTTCCTTGGGGTTTGGTCGGCCTCTAGTGCCTCGACAGCTTCTAAGCCTATGCGCTCAATCAAGCCCTTACGGTACTCGACATGGTTCCCGCCCAAATGGTTGTTGCAATACTTGGTTTGCCCGTGTACGTTGTTTTCCACAAAGCGCAGGTGTGGCGCTGAACCCACCGAACGGTAGTGGCCTGCATCAAAGCTGTTTGGGCCTGTGTTCAATGGTTTGCCGCAACAGATACAGGGTTTGTCTGCATCCCTAGCCCTGATAAAGGAGTTGAACGCTATTTGCGCGAGTTTCAGCAACTCAGGCTTTGTTTTCATCGCGTCCAGCTTTTCCCGCACCGCCTTCTTGTCCTGGCGCTCAGACTTTGCCGCACGTTTCTGGTTTAGCTTTTCCACCAAAGCAACAGCGCAAAAGATGGAGCAAGCCTGTTGCATAGACCTTGAGGGGGTGAATGTCTCGCCGCAATGCTTGCACTTTTTGGGCTTCATGGCCCATCCTTAAAAACAACACCAAGCGAAGTAACAGCATACGACTCCACCTGCTCGGTAAATTCTGAAAACGCCTTCACCCCCAGCTTGGCGCTACTTTTGCCAATCACCTGACCGCTTGGCAGTTCCTCCACCCCGAGAAACAACTGTTTGAACTGCTCATGCCAAACCTCGGCGCTGTATTTCCTCCCGTTCATCACGACTTGATCGGCGATCTGAGCCAAGATTCCATTGCCCCAATATCTCGCGTTTGCCTCGATTGAACGGGTTTTTTCCTTGACCTGCACCATCCACCCATCCGGTGCGTTTTTAACGGCTTCCAGAGCGTTTAAACGGGCTTGGTGGTGGACTAGGACAAAGGTTTTCACGCTGCATCGACTTTCTCGATCTTTTCAATCATGCATTTAATAGCCAAATACCACAAATCGGCATCGTCATCTTCGTCAAGACTGCCTTTGAGCAAGGTTACGATTTTTGCTCGCTCCTTTTCGGCTACCAAAGCGGCAAAATCTGCCAAATCGTCCAAGTAAACGCCATCAGAAAAAGGCGTGTGAAATTCGTTAAGAGACTGGTTGTAGACAATGCCCGACTTCATTGCCATGCTCAAAACTTCATCTTTAGTCATTTCATCCCCTTCGGCGCTTGGCCGTCAACCATTCTTAGCCACGGGCCAACATCACCATCAGAACGCTCCCACCTATAAAGCATCCTGTCTGGGTGTGTCTCTACGTGACGCTTTAAGCCGCATTTGCAAACCTGTTTTGTCGGCAAACACCAACGGTTTTCTGCCACGGTTTCCCAATCGTGTCTGTGCTTTTTTAACTTGACACCGAACCAGCTCAAAAAAATAGAAATGTAGTTTTTTTGCATTTTGTACATTCATACTGAAGATTGCCGATGTGCTTGCCGTGTTTATGGCCGTAAACAGCCGCGCACCAAAATTGCTTGACCCATTGTTTAATTTTTATCATCTCAGACTTTCGGCGCTACGTGTTTATCGTGCCATTTTTGGAAAACGGGCCAAACTGGGTCTTTTAGTTTTGGCTCATAAACCTTGGTGCAAGCGCGGTCAGTAAAGAATGTCGGGCCACCGTATGAGTGGTACTCCATCCAAATGTACCGCTTGCCAACATGGAACCGCGCCCACGGGTTCACGCAAACAATGCCGTTTGGTATGCGTTTGCAGGTCATTTGCCCACCTTCGGCGCTTGCCCAAAATATCGGTGGTACGACTTCCCAAACACCTTCGTTTTCGTGATCGTCCAGCCCCTGTCTTTCAGTTCGCTCATCCGCTTATGTGGGCAGACTGTCCGAGCCTCCATGATTATTTCAAAAGCTGTTACGCCTTTTTTGCGCTTGAGTAATCGCTCGACTGTTGCAATTTGGTTCATGTCTCACCTCAAAAAGGAGCCGCTGGCATCTTTGCCAACTGGGATTGGTTGTATTCCTTAACCTGCGCCGAAGTCCAAGGTGTTGGCTTGGTTGCAGGGTAAGTGACTGCGAAGGGCCATGTGGGGGTTTTCATGGTTGGCCCTTGGAGTTCTTTTCTTTTAGCTTGGCCTCGACTGCCTCAAGCAGCGGCTGGTCATGCCAGTTTTCAGCATCTGCTTGCCGATAGATGGCTTCCTTTTCCTCATCCGTCAGCCCCGCCCAAGGCTTCGGCGCATTACAGCTCGTACCGGGCCAACAGCAGGGGTCAAGGGGTAATGCATCTGCCAAAGCCTCGCGCATCATGTCGTAGGCCGTGCCACGGCTGACGCCAAGTTCACCAGCGATGATGTCTGCGATGTCGGGGGTCATGTGTTCTTCTCCTTGATTTTGGCTTCGAGGGCACGGGCAAAATCTTTGATGTTGCCAAGGCCGCAGTTCTCAATGTGCATTTCGCCAAAATGCCTTGCGGCTTCTGTCAACCTTTCCTCATTTGTCAGCCCAACCCATTGCCGTTGTGCTGCGGGTGGTGCATGAACGGTTACAACACTGAGCGCCCAATCAAGCCACTGCTCGGCGGTCATGTCGTAGTAGCCAAACGGCCCCACAGAACAAAGGGCTTCGCCAACACGAAGTGCGCCATTGCGCCACGCCACAGGCTCCTGCACAGGTGATGCAAGCGAGTTTTCAATCATTGCTTGAAATTCCTTACGGTCTTCGTGCCCACTGTCGTACCAATCCAGTGCCAGTTTCAGTGCTTCGTCTTTCGCGTGTGTCATGTAATCTCCTGTTGTTGAACCTTCATTATACAAATTTATTTTGTATCGTCAATCTTTTTTTGTTGCATACTAGCCACTAACTCGCCCACCAAACCCGCATAAAGACCACTTGGATGCGCCTCTAGCTCTTTTGCCCGAGCGTAGGCGTAAACCTTCCAGCCTTCGTGTTGGCAGAGTTTGAGTAGCTGGTTTAGTTGCTTTTCGTATTCCGTCACGGCGCGTCTCGGTTGTAATACCGCTGCTCAGAGTCGGCTTGACGGGCGTTAGGGCTTGGGTTTTTGGTGAACACGCCACCCGAGACAATCCGCGCACCGCTGTCAATACACTTTTGAAACAGTTGGTCAGACCGGGCCTTTTCGCTTGTCTCGATAAACACGATCATGTCCACCACGAAGCGCAAGTCCATGTCCGGTATCTTGTCGCCATGTACGCACACCACGGTCGGGGAGTCGTACTTAAACCAATCCACCTTAACCTTGCTGTCCACCAACGTGACAGACGGTGGCTTTATGCCTTGCATACGCATTTCGATCAATTCTTTGTTGCCGATCATAAGAATTTCCCCGTGTAAACCGAATGGATGTGCGGCCATGTTTTCCAGTACTCCATCAACGGGTCATCAGGATTGCCCTTAAGCTGGCTAGATTGACGATCAAACCAAAGGCCAAAGGTTTGCTCGCCAACCGAAGAACCGCTGTAATGGCGCTGCTTAACGCTCTTGATGAAGGTGTCGGGCATTTTCATCTTGTCGGCGTTTTGATCTTTTGCTTCCTTTTGGGCTTCGGCCTCTTTGGAAAGGTTGCGCCAAATTATGAACACGTTATCCACAATGTCAGTGATAGCCGATGAACCTTTGATGCTCGACTTATCGGGTTCCTCTCCAGACTTCACGGGCTTTTTGGTATGGTGGACTAGGTGAACGTGGCATCCCGTTTCCTTCGCCATGTCGAACAAATCAGAAACAAAGTCCTTTTCGGCGTTGTAGTTATCCGTGCCGGGGATGCACTTTTGCAGGTTGTCAATAATGAAGTGCTGAACGCCAAACTTATCAACGGCGTACTTCATCGAGCCAAGCAACAAATCTGAATCCACGTTGCCCAGGCGGTGAAACAGCCACATATTCTTTGTCCATTCGATCATCTCTCGCGCTGCATCATCCAAGGCTTCAAGCTGCTTTTCAGTAAGGTGGGAAGTATCCTCATCCTCAAAACAAACGTGGCTGTAAATCCTCAAAAGGCGCTTAAACGTCTCGGCGGCTGTCAGCTCAAGGCTTGCCAAACAAATCTTGTTTTCTTGGCTTAAAAGCGACATAAGAACTTGGTTCATCACCAAAGACTTACCCTGCCCAGACTCACCCGCCCAGATCGTTACCTCACCGGGGCGAAAGTGAAACAGCTTTTTTGTCTTTTCCCAAGGCATATAAACCCGCTTGCCTCGGTCTTTCGGGCGATACGATTCTTGCAGGTGCTCCAAGAAAGCCGACGAATGAACGATGGTTGTCGTGTGCTCGGTTGACTTCAGGTATTCGGCAAAATCAATGTTTTCAGGAATGTAGTTCATGGCTTAAAACCAGTTTTTAACGGGTTGATCGACTGGGCTTGATGAACTCCATCCATCCCACGATTGTTTATTCAGGTACACCAAAGGCGCGGGGACAAACTGACCATCCATCTTTGTCCAATCATCCGAAGTCGCCATGCTTTCCAAGTGACCAAGAATCTGATCGGCAATGCCGTCATATCCGCGCTTTGACCAAACATCATCACACTTCGACTTTGACCCCTTACGTTTGCAGTTTGGATATGTTGACCAAAACTCAGCGAAGCGTGTATTTGTATTACTTGAAGATGAAGATGAAGATGAAGATGAAGGGGTTGGTTTTTGCTTATCCTCTTGGATAACCTTAAGGTTAACCTTACCCATATCCTTTAAGGCCGGATTTCCACCCTTAGACCCGCCCGCAGCCCTTATCTGGCGTAGGTTTTCGTCTCTTATCATGCGTTTGGAGCAGATCGACCCATCCTCGGCAACTTCATAGACTCCAGCGTCTTTAAGCTCGGCCAACCAACCTTCGACAACATCTAAGGTTTCGCCAACCATGCGCCCAAGGTTTGCGGGAAGGATAACCTTATCGCCAACCTTTAGGTGCCCATATGGTTTACCTTCGTGCATAAAACAGATCATGTCAATCCACAATCCACGCGCACCAGTAGAGCATGACCTGAGAGCCGTATCACGAAGCCAATCACTAGGGTAAAACTGAAATGATGGGCGCTTCATGTCAGACCCCAAACTCTTTGGCAAGATCAATCAAACGGCGCTCAATTTCGGCTGGCGTGTAATCTGCCGACTTGTTGCGAAGAAAAGCTTGCTTTGCTTGCGAGTAGCTTGCCCACTGATTCCGCAATGTCGGGCGGTGTGCCTGAATGACATTTTTTGCGGGTTGTACTTTCGATGCGTACATAAAGACTCCAAAAAGAAAACCCCAGAAGGCCCGTGGTAACAGCACGAACATTCTGGGGTCAGCCTTACGGCTTAGATTTCTACGGGTCTGTTACACCCAAAATCTAAGCCGTCTAGGAAACGATTTTACTTGCTCAACTTACGAAAAGCAAGCCCAAATTTATCATCGAGAATCGGACGCCACTTATAGGCAACCCCGTTCCTTGTCCACGCTTCGACCTGTGGGCCGCTGGATGCGCCTAGCTTTTCAGCAACGACACGGTATGAGCCGCAGATAGAACGGGCGTAGGCAAGAAGGGAGGAATAGTATTGGTCGGTTTTTTTCATGCGCGTAGTATAACAAAGAGTGTTGCAGTGTTGTAAAAATATTTTTTGTTGTAAATGTTGCCACGCTTGCAAAATTCTGTTGTATACTTGAGGCTCAACAACAGGAGATAACATGACTTTTGACGCACAGGAAGATCGCCACCGCTTTGAAGATCACACGCCGATGGATGAAACGGATGCAGAGATTCAAGGCTTGGTTAACGTGTTGACCGACCCAAAGATTTTGGCCGATGCTTTTGCCGACTTCATCGTCTACTCAGACGAAGGCTTGGCGGCGCTGGCAATCATTCTCGGGGCTAACTCAACTGATCGCAAAATGGCGGCTATTGAGAAGCTGAAACACGCTTACATTGACGCGCCTTACACCGTGACTGTTCGTGAGGCCGAAGTCACTAAACTTTTGAGTTAATGGGGGGAATGACATGGTTATTTACCGCCTTTTCAAGTTCTACCGTAGAAGCGGTATGACTACAATCAGCGCCTTTCACCGGGCAGTTATCACGGCCTTTCGGGGCTACTAAGGAGAGAACATGAGCATCGCAACACTGCTTACAACGAACGTAAACGAGCATACAGAGCGCAAACAGAACCTGACCTACCTCTCGTGGGCATGGGCATGGGCAGAGGCTTTAAAAGCCGATCCAAAGGCCACCTACAAAGTGGAGATGTTTGGCGACAAGTGCTTTATGGATATCAACGGCACGGCAATGGTCTGGGTCACGGTCACAATCTTTGACAAAGCCATGACCTGCCAGCTACCCGTGATGGATCACCGCAACAAGGCAATCCCAAAGCCTGACGCTTTCCAAGTGAACACGGCAATCATGCGCTGCATGACAAAGGCACTCAGCTTGCACGGCCTGGGGTTGTATATCTATGCCGGAGAGGACTTGCCCGAAGGCGAAGAACCCGCACCAATCCCTGCACCTGCGCCCAAGATGGTTCACCGTCCCATTGGCAATCCAGAGGAAAACGTCACAGCCGAAGAACAGGCTTATTT